AAGTGTAATACCATCGTATAGTGTCTTACCTAGTGAGGTCTTGGTAATGACGACAGGGTAGTTCTTACGACCACTCAGTAGCACACGTTTGGCTACATTGGGTGTTCCTACTTGTTCTGTCATCTCTGGACACCACACGGTTAGGTAGATGCCTTCAGCGTTGTCAGAGTCGTCTATGAGACGTTCAAATGTTAGGGCAACCTCGATTGTATCCCTAGCTCGCTCGTTAGTAATACGAGCAATACGACCAATGCGGCGGTAGCTCTGGACGCTGTTGGGGTTGTAGAACTTGCTTTGGTCAATACCACGATGGTTTTCAATGACGTAGTTAGCCCACTCCTCGTCCCAGCCTTCAGAGCTAACACGATTTAATAGTTCTTGCGCTGACATCAGCATCCGAATGTGGATACGTGGTGCGTCTTGGTAGTTTACCGTATAAGCAGGTAGGATAACGTCAGCATCTGGCATAAGCGTCCGAACGTCTGCCTCGGAGTTTTCCTTAACCGTGACAGGTATCTCTGCTACACCAGACTTACGCAGTTGTCGTAGAGCCTTCTTGACTCGTGCTTCGTTAAGTTCCCAACCTTCTACGCTATTGAAAAGCTCCATGGCTTCATCAACTCGGTCTTCGTCCATCCAAATCTCTGCTAGCTCCGGTAGGGTCTCAGCAATCTGGTCAATGTCAAATAGCTTGAGGTAGCTTTGCTTCTTAGCCCTCCAGCCGCAGTAGGTAACCATCAGCCCCGTCTCGTCACCGTAGTAACCAGATAGCTCCATCTCTTGTTGAAAGTTAGGGATACCATTGTCTCGTAGCCAACGTAAGAACACAGATACCTCTGTTGAACGATCTACGTCAGAAGACTCACGTGGGTATGCCCGGATGGTGGACTTACGTAGGGCGTTGGTGCGTAGAGCATCGTTATTACGAATCTTCTGCTTTACCAAGAACACCTCAGTGTCACTTGCCCCTTCATGTGGGAATGCGCCCTCACCTTTCTTGAGGTCAGAGGACTTGCCTTCCCATGCGCAGTTAATGACGTCTCGGTTCTTTTCGCATCGGTCTACGTATGCACGTAGGTCATCGACGTCGTCATTATACGTCTGCTTGAAATTGTCAAAATCGAAGTCCTCCGAGAAATAGATTTCGGGTTCATCCGAACGGTCGGAGTATGATTGTGCCATTGTCGTCATTGTATCATATTACCTTGCGCTCAAGCTTTTTCTCATTTTAGATAAAATGGGATAGATGTGATTGTCGTTCACACCTAGAGCGTCGCACAATTGATTTGCTGTCATTGGTTCTACTGATCCTGATAGTTCTTTCTTTACGCATTCGATCTTAGACCAATATGCGGAATGCCTAGATACAAACCCAGAATTTACGTCTTCCTGTCGTGTATCGACCATATCTACTTAATCCACTTGTAAAAGAACTCTCCGTCCTCTGAACCACGCTCTGCCTTGTGGATGGTGCGAGGATTGTCCAGAACGGGCTTGCGATTCTTAGGCACCCCTACCCTCACCTTAACCTTTCTCTCCAAGTCCTTGGCAAATATGAAGCGTGGATTAGCTGTCTTAAGTGGTAGCACTTGCACCTTTACAATGTCCACCGTAGCCGTTTCAATAGCCTCCATCTCTTTTTCAAAGAAAGCTAGTATCTTCTTAACCCCAGAGGGTAGGATGTCTTTGCCATCCATGTCGGACTCATTACACACTTCCTTACGCACACGCCCAATGTGCATTGCGGTCTTACCTAGTTGTTCTGCTAGTTCTTTTGGTTTCATAATTTAGTATCCTCCTGTAGTTCGTCTGATAACTCCTATAGATTGAGAGTCGTAGTGTTCTGGCCCTTCTCCATGGTTCGCCATACGCAAGTAACGGAGGGCATCGATAAAGTCCTTGAGTGGTTCGTCCTTCTTGCCTTGCGCCCCGTAGTTTAAGATGGAGTATATGAGGTTGCCACAGGACTCGTGTATCTGTATGATTGGTCTGTTGGCTGCGTCTATCTCGGCATTTGGGTTATACTTGAACCACTCGTCTAGTGCGGCTAGCCCCATGTTCTCGTTCCTACCATCTGACGGCACAAAGTGCATATCGTGGTCTGCAAACTGGTCAAATAGGTCAATGTTGTCGTCATTCTCACTAGCAAAGAAGCGGGAGTCTCCAATGCGCTCAAAGACACCAACATCTAGTTCTTCCTCTACTTCGTCAAATAACTCTACATACCCCCTTACGTCATGCCCAATCTTCTTAGAAGCAGGGCCAAACTTCCACTTGGGATCACCAAACTCTGCCCAGCGTCCATGTGTCTGCTCATCAGGCCACTCTCGTAGCACAGTCACATAGCCATGTTGGTCTACTGCTGCCCATATGGACACATAGTTCCTTGCACCAGCGGGGTCAACCACCTGGTATATGGTGTGTGTCTCTGGGCTTAGGTCGGGTAGCTCTGAGCAAACGTGGACATTTGTGCTAAATAGCGGGAACAAGGTGGTCATTGACTTGACCGGGATGCCGTATGCACGGGTAAGTATCTGCTCCCTAGGGCTATGTTGTAGCTCTTTCCTAATGCGCTCATAGCCACCGAAGGGGTTCAAGGCACTATGGAAGTAGACAATACCAGCGTCCTTCTTGTGATTGACTTGGACAAAGGGAACGTCCTCGTTGTTTAGTAGCTCTGCCTTTCTCGTCTGCAATGTCTCCGCATCTTTTAGGTATGAGGCTACGAAGGGTGTGTGACCATCAATAGGGGTAAAGCTAATGAGCAACTTAGAGTTACGTGTAGCCAAACGGAAGCGCATGGTTTCGACCAAGTCTCCGTCCTCTAGGTATTCATCAAGCCACAGACCAAGGTTGTGCCACTTTGGTGTCTTACTCCCTAGTTCCAAGCCCTCAAACTTACCACGGTTGGCTATGAACTGAGAGTAAGTGTGGAAGTAAACGGTTGAGCCATTCGGTAGAATGAAGGATGCACCAGTAAACCCGTTCTTGTGGGTGAAGTTTAAATACTCCATCTCCGACTTCGACTTCTTCTTGAACTCTGGAGGTAGATAGCGGAATACGGCTCGTTGTTGTATACGCACAGATGCATCAGCATCCTGAGCAAAGCACACAATCTCAGAGTTAGGGTTAGACAACGCTGCTTTGACCACAGCCCTAGAGCTAAATTCTGTCTTTGAACTACGATTGCCACCATAGATCATAGTAGTTGAGTAGTTACCTAGGCTATGCTCTGCGTGTTCCCAAGGCTCTAGGGTAAACCCAGAGTTCAAGGGGTCTTCCTCTGATGCCTCAATACGCTTGTGATACTGCTTGTGCCATTGCTTTAGTAGCTCCTTGTCCGCTTGAGACCCATTCGCAAGTAGGAGTATCTCTTCGTCTGTAGGACGTTCGACGATGGGGTGGTTAGACCATTCTAGCTCAGCCATATTTTAAATATCCTTAGCTACCTCCGCATCAATGGCCGTAGCCCTCATTTGCTTCAACCGTTCTCTAGCTGCTGAAGCTGTGTCTTCGATGTCAGCGTCAGTGATAACCTTCTCTTCCCTGGTGATCTGAGAAGCCTCACCACGTGCCGTCATGCTTTGCCTATGACTTACCTCAAGAATCTTGTTCTTCGCTTGTAGAGCCTTAGAGAGGGCTTCAACGGCCTTCCAGTCTTCCTCTGCCTCTGCCCTAGCGATACGTTCCATCGTGTCACTTAGACCCTCTGAGGTGTCCATATAGATGCCACCACTAATCTTACCCCCCTCTTCCTTCCAGTCACCAATGTGGTCGCACCAGTCTGACTTCAACCTATACACCGTGCTAGTAGCACAACCAGTAAGTTCTAGTATCTTCTTACCACTTGTCCCAACCGCCAGCAGCATTAAGACCTCTTGAGCCTTAGCGGGGTTACAGACGGTCAACGGGGGTCTACCACTACCACTAGGCTCCCAAGCCTTTACAAAGGCATTGACGGACTCAGAGATGGAGTTTGATAGGTTAGCTAAAGTTTGTTGGTTTTCTTCACTCATCGTTGTATTCTGGCTTTTGCAATTTTGTAGTATTCCTCGTCAAGTTCACAGCCTACAAAGCTGAAGCCTTCCTTGACTGCAGCCTTGCCCGTTGATCCGCTACCCATATAAGGGTCTAGGACAACGCCACCCGTAGGGGTGATGAGGCGACATAGGTATTGCATAAGGGCTGTTGGTTTTACTGTGGGGTGGGTGTTCTTGCGCATAGGATGATTGGGGGGTCTATCCTCCCGATATTCCTTGCCCGTCATCGCGCCTGCTTGCTTCTCCTCAAACCCCTCAAGCCCCTCGTCGCGATCCTTCTTGCTTGCTTTGGGGCAGTAGAAGAAGCGGGCGGTGGAGTCCTTATTAGTCTCAGGGAACAACTCAAGAACCTGCTGGCTCCCGTCGTGGATTAGGTTGGCTGGGAAGCGTCCTGCTTTAACGTCCCACACTTCTTCCCTTGGCATATCTTGGTATTTGCCACTTGATTTTCCGCCGAGAGGAGGTTTTCCCTTATATCTATCACCTCTACTCGTATCAGTCCCCACCCGACACCCATCAATGTTAATCCCACCTGTTCCCCACTTGAGGACATTAGCGGCCACCGTCTTTTCCGAGAGAGGCTTACGGCATAGCGTGAAGAACTCACAGGCTGGCTTTAGGGCTGTTCCCCAGCCGTCCCATTGCTTTGCTTCTTCGGTGGCGGGTGTGGTGATGCTGACCTCAAAGCCTGCTGACGCTATTCTGTCTGGTGAGTTTATCCCGCCGTTGTCTGCGGCTAAAAACTGTGGTTTCCCTGGCCCTCGCTTGCTCCCCACCACCTCACGCTCTGCACCTGCCGCTCGGTCGATTGCCTTGCTGACATTCAAAGACTTCGGGAAGCCTGAGCCGTAAATCCATGACACCACGTCACGAATCTCAAACCCAGCGTCCTCAATGTTCACAACCATTCGGTGCTGTGTCCGTGTTCCGCAAGCAATCAAAGCGTGACCTCCGTGCTTCAGGACACGCATAGCTTCCTTCCACACATCCACCTTGGGAACGTCGTAGTCCCACTTCTTAGCCATGAAGCTAATGCCGTAGGGTGGGTCGGTCACAATGCTGTCCACGCTGTTGTCTGGTAGTTGCTTCATCTGCTCTAAGCAGTCTCCTTGTAGCAAGTTTATTGTAATATCACTCATCGTGTGTTGTTATGTCCTTCGCCCACTCCCTCATACGTTCAGTGAACAAATCCTTGTTGTTAATCTTTCCAAATTTAGCTGGTAATGCCTCATTTGCATGGTGCATCATATACCACTCCATAAAGGAAGCATAGAACCTACGGGTTGTAGCCTCAGCAGGTTGCTCTGTCTTCTTAGCCTTCATTTACCAGTTCCTTCCCCATACACTATACGAGTTTTAACAAAACCCTTCTTACCCTCCGTCCCCTTGGTCTTACCAGACCATTTAATCTGAGACCAGTTCTTACCCAACCTCTCGTCGTCCCGATTCAGTTGCCTTGGTTGTGAGCCTTTAGTTGACATAGCACAATCCATATCACACTTTCCCCACTTTGTCAACCCCCCAACTGTGACACAACTGTGACACCCTGTCACACCAACTGTGACACCCTGTCCCATATCCTGTCACACCTAATATACCCCAAATCCCCTAAACCCTTCATTACCATACCATAACAAAGAGACGGTCAAATTGGCACGATTCCTGCTAGACTATATACGTAGACACAGAACAACCATCGGAGCAAGCGTATAAGCCCAAGTCCTATAGTCCCCCACTTTGAGTTGTAAAAATACGGGTAGGCATAGAGGAGTCCTAACGGACGTAAACGAACAGTGTTCTGACGAACGGTGTCCCTAATGCTTAGAGGTTGGATAGCCCTGATGACGCCATGCAAGCTAGCCATAAAATATTATCAACGATATAGTGTATATTGACTTAACTACCTCGCACTCCTAGTAATCTCTGATTGCTTCT